CTGACTGTTACTGATGCCGTGTCCGACACCAGTGCAGGCACCTTTACGGCCGTCGACGTCAACTTCGACAAGACCGGCGCGAGCACGTCCGACAACACCATGGTCGGCGTAAACGTGGACATGGACAACACCACAGCCACCAACGGCACGAACGTCATGATCGGCGCCAAGCTGACTCCGACCCTGACGCACGCATCGGCGGCTGGCACTACCTTGATCAAAGGTGTGGAGATCACGGCGACGGGCAGTGGTCCAGGCAACACCACGACTAGAGCCTTGGACTTGACTGCAACAGGTGCAGATTTCAACCAAGGCGTGTTCATGAAGATTGATGACGGTGGCCCCGACATCAAGATGCTGAGCTCAGCCGACACTGGGGACTTCTGCACAATCGCTACTGGTGCGAATGGTGCTCTGACCATCACGACTACGGACGATGACGGTGCGAATGGCCACATCAACCTTACTCCCGATGGCGATGTCATCATCAAGGGAGCAGCTCCGAAGTTGATTATTGGTGATGCAGAGGAAGAAGACACCATGCTGGTGTTCGACGGCCACGCACAAGACTTCCGCATCGGTCTCGATGATGGCACAGACACTTTAGAGATTGGTCACGGATCGTCTCACGGAAGCAATACAGCGATTACCATCGATAGCTCTGGTCAGGTCACCAAGTTTAACATCCCAGCAGCATCTGTTGCTCAGGCCTCTGACCACATCATCTTCCTCGATGGTGGAGCCACAGGCGCACCCAAGGCTGAGTCGATTGATGACTTCCTGACGGCAATTGCAGGAACCGGGATCAGCGTAAACAGTAGCCAGTTGACTGCGTCTGCTGGTGGCGGGTCGGCAGCCGACGACCTAAATCTTATTCTTCACATGTCAACATTCTCCTAGGATTCAATCATGCCAACAATGTCGAAGGAAGTCCTTAGCGGATCCACAAATGGTAGAGGCATCCTCGTCAATCAGACTACCTCAGGTAGTGCTGTCACGATTCACACGGCAACAACTGGTGGCAGTAACACTGACATTGACGAGATCTTCATCTACGCCTCGAACCCCACATCGACTCAAAGGTTGCTAACGATCGAGTTCGGTGGAAACACGAGTGTAGCTGACGAGATCGCAGTCCAAGTTCCAGCGCAGACAACATTGCTTGTCGTACCAGGACTTATCTTGAGGGCCGGGCTTGTGGTGAAAGCTTTCTGTGCGGACAACGCCTCAGTAACTCTTCACGGTTTCGTCAACCGAATCGACCAAAGCTAATGAGTAGGCGCACACGAGTACCAGGACCGATTGCCAGAGATCAAAGCTTGGGAAACACTAATCAACGTGTTCCGTCGGGCGTCAGCAGGTGGATTAGCATCGATGTCAACGATGGTAGTTGGACTTTGTATGACCCCGACAGTACCCTTCTCAGTTCGGCAACAACCTCAGCGGGTATGCGTATCTCAGTGGACGAGAACGAACTAGACCACCGATGGAACGACGGCACACAGAACTTTTATCGATACTATAAAAAGTTACCCGGACCTGATGGTGCTCTTCTGACGTGGTCCGACTTTTTCAGTATGGACATTATTGTTCGGCAGGAAGCGAACCACACAAGTAACAGCGACGGTACTACAGGTAGTTGCGACCACCACGGGATTATGGTTGGTATTTCTGACGAAAGCGTCACTAATCAAACGAGCGGTGTCGAATGGGTAGGCGGTGGATGCATCATGCATCAAGACACCAGCAATGCTTTACGAATCGTGCTCGGCGGAACATCGCACGTTACTACGGATAATGACACTGCCACAGTAAAGGGTGTGTTTCATATTTCAGGTCCGCTCGATGAATCAGACGGGGATGGGCACCCGAGCATGAGGCACGTAAGCGGGTTCAGCCTCAACAGTAGCGATCAGATCACTCGTACCGGGGCACAGGCTGACGCGAAGGCCGCTAATATTCAATCCTTCGAGTTCGATGGGACAGAGCCAGTCTACATCTTCATGGCTGGCAACTCTGGAACAACAACGAATGTCGGCAACATCGTGAATCCTGACGCAACGTGGCAAGCTTGGTATCGCATCAACTATGCTCGCGATAGGGTAGCACCAACTTACATCCCCGGCGGCGGCGAAAGCGGCTAATCACTTTGAGGATGAATCATGGCTCTGTCTTCAGCTCAGTTTGACAACACAGTTCTCACATACAAAATCATCAAGCAGACGATTACGAACGCTACCGCAAACGTAGATGTGACGTCCGAGTCTGGGAAGCTGTATGAGATTTCCTTGGTCAACAACTCATCTTCGAACGCTTACTTCAAAGCGACACTCGATGATGATGCCGTGACGCCTGGGACTACTATTCCCGAGCTGATGATCCGTGTGAATGCTGCAGAATCAAAACGCTGGCACATCCCTGCTGGGTTGTCATTCACCAAACTCAGCTTTTGGGCCGTGACCAATCCAACGGACAGCGACACAACCTCTCCAACTCTAAACAGTGGTAACGGTCTGGTTACTACGTTGGTCACCTCATAGGGAGCTCACATGGCAGTAACTACTGGAACAGTACCGGCAGCTCTCGCTGACACATTAGTGACCGACAGTGCTGTCGATGACGCAAATCCCGTACAGGCTAATTCTGGGTCAACCACTTGGTTCTACCTCATGGGTGACGGTTCAAGTGGAGTCATTACGACAAGCACCTCATACATCAAGGTGTATGACGGTACATCGGGGGCGCCAGATAGCAACAATCCAGACTACGTGTTCCCGGTGCCTGCCGGTGAAAAAATAGAGTATGTCTGCTCCGAAGGAAACGCTTTAGCTGGCGGCCTGCGTTACTTTGGAACATCTACAAAAGCAAACGGCTCTACTCAAGCGCCCACCGAAGCAGCAAACGCATTGGTAGCCAAATTCCTTTTCATCTAGGAGAGATCATGGAAACCCTCAAAAACAAGCTCTCGTCCCGTAAGTTCTGGGCAGCGTTCCTCGGAGCTCTGCTTCCCCCAGTGCTTGCCTTCGTCAGCGAAGACATCGGTTTGGGCGAAGCACTCAAGCTTTCTGCCGGCGTGTGCGTATCGTACATTCTGGGTCAAGGTTACGTAGATGCAGCTGAGAAGAAGGCTGTGGCTGCAAGCGCAGAATAAGGAGCTCATCATGTTTGGTATGACTGAAGATATGTCTGAAGAAGACGCAAAAAGGTTGGATGAAATCAACGCTGGAGAGGGCAAAAAGCTTTCTGCTGCCCAAAAGGCCATTATGTTGAAGTTTGGTAGGCCAAAGGTAACCCCTAAGCCTCGAGAAAATCCAGTTAAGCCAATCGATGTAGATAAGTCATCTGTAAAAGTGAAGGGCATGGAATAGTAGATGGCACTGTCCAAGACCAAGTTTGAAGACGCATTCAAGTACGAGATCGTTCAAGAGACCGCGTGCGACGAGACTGCAATTGTCAACACAACCTCTGGTCCTGGCTCCATCTACGCTATCCACTTCGTCAACAGCAACAACGCAGCGTCGCTGAAGTTGTTTGACGCAGAGTCTGTGACCATGTCTACCACGGTGGCAGACATGGTCTTCAAAATCCCTGCTACCTCGACGACGATGATTGAGATTCCGGATGGACTTCCATACACGTACTTGAGCTTCGCTGTGACTGCGAACTCTAATCCCCAAGACAACACCGCTCCTGCAGCTGGTGTCAGTGTCAGGTTCTTGGTGGGCTGATGGCTTCCGTAACGACATCTGCATTGACTGAGCTCGGTGGCAAGTACGTTCTCAACCGAGATGCAAAGGGTCATGACAATGACATTGCAGATCAGAAAAACGCACTCACGGGCAGCGGGACAATCTACTTGATTGAGGTCGACAATGAGGCCAACTCGTCGACGGTGTACCTAAAGATTCGCGACAACACCGACTTTCAACCATCGGTGTCTACCGCGAACGGAGCTGGTACACCGGACTACAGCTTCATTGTTCCGGCGTTCACTAAGATGTGCTACTCGTTTCCCGCAGGATTAGCTTTGTCGACTGGATTGTCGTACTGGGTGACCACAGGTGCTGCAGCTGGAACATCGGCAAATGCATCGTCTGCAGTCATCGTCAAAATACTTTGTGCATAGCGAGTGAGGAATGTTGAACATGGAACCCGTCACACTGACCGTTATTGCTGTTGTAGCGTCTCTGAGCGTCGGTTTCGGTGCTGGGTGGGGTCTAAAGCCTGATGCGGGTGCAAAGGCGATTGAGGCGCAAACAGAAGCGATTGCTGAGCTCAACAGTGGTAATCAAGAGCTGGTGGCAAAAGTACAGGCAGTTGCAGTTGAGGAAGCTCAACGCGAAACCGCGATTGCAAATAAGTTGACCGACGTCCCTCCACCATGCATCAGCGAGCTGGGTGGTGATCCGATGTCTCTGCAATGCATGTGGGCGCTGTGTATTCGAACAGGTGAAACAGATAAGCAACGATGCGAGCCGTCTAAGTTGACCGACCAACTACTCGGGTCTTATAGTTGTCCTGAGACTCAGTAGGCCAAAGGAGCTCCCATGGATATGAAAGATTTGGCGGTTCCGGGCATTACAATAGTGTTTGCTGCTGGCATCTCATTTGCTTCTCTTGAGTCATCAGCTCAAGATGTAGAAGAGCTCGATAAGCGCGTGACCGTTCTTGAAAGCAAGAAGGCAACGAGCATGACGCACCAAGAGGTGGTCGATGTCAAGATTGAAGGTGTTGAGAAGCGTCTGGACAAGATGGAAGACATTGTTTCTAAGATGCTTGAGAACCAACAGCACCAAGCCGTCAATATCGCTCAAATCTGCCAAGCCACAAACGCAAATTGCAGCAGCGGTAACTGATATGCGTCCTGAGATTCTCGATTACGCTGAGTCGCTTGGATACAAAGTGTTTGAGTCTGGGGCCTACAACGTCAACATCATTGGCGTGCGGTCCACAGACCACAAGGCCAACAGCTTCGACGATGTCATCCACTGCATCTTCAAGGACGAGGACGGTGAGTGGGTACACAAGTCATGGGCTTGCACGACGGAGCCCGGTAACTACTGGCTTGAGAACCCCACCAACGTGAATGGAACGGCTATTCTCGTCCCTGGTCAGTACCGAGGCGTGTGGAAGATCGACAAGCACCAAGGGAAGTATGACGCGCTCTGCCAGAGGAACGGTAAGGTCAAGACTTATCGTGACAGCAATAAAGACGACATCATTGATTGTGATGTGGAGTCTATTACTGAAGGCTACTACGGCATCAACATTCACAAGGCCGGCGCGCACTCGACGCAAGTAGACCGATGGTCAGCTGGGTGCCAAGTCTTTGCGAACGCAGATGACTTCGCTGAGTTCATGGACATCTGCTACAAGGCTCGAGACAAGTGGGGCAACTCATTCAGCTACACCTTGGTGCCTGAAGAAGCCAAACGAGTGGTCTGATGGAGTCTCTCGTTGACTCCTTGTTGGCCGATGGCCATCTAGGTATCTTTGCTGCGTTTCTGGTGTTCCAGTTCATCACGATGCAGAAGCGATTGGACAAGCTCGTAGAGGGCTTTCAAGAGCAGATTGACGAGATTCGAAAAGACTATGATCTCAGAACTGAAAAGATGAGAGACAGATATGACCGAGTGATTCAAGAATATCGGGACAATGCCGACAGTCAGTCCAAAGACTTCTTGATTGCTCGGACCAAAGTACACAACGACATTGTGTCTAAGCTCGATCGGATTCTTGACCGCGACAAGTAAGGAATACAGCCATGCCATCACCAACAGAAACGCCCGAACCCGTCGACATCGCCAACCTCGACATAGGCCCTGAGCCTCCAGAGCTCTCAGAAACGCTCGGTGTAGCTTCCGACATCACAGCTGCCGCTGATGCAGCTCAAGCGATTGGTGGTGAGCATGCACCCGTGGTGGCTGTGGCGCTTGCTGGGATGGCCGTGGCGGGTGGCTCCAAGGCGTTCAAGCTTTACCGAGACTGGGCCGAGCAGAAGCACGAGCGGGAGATGAAGAAGCTCGAGATTGAGTCCCAGAATCAGGGTCTTGAGGGTCAGCAGCCTCCCCCATGTGCAGCCAAGTGTGCCGCCATGCAGGCAGAGATTGAAGGGCTCAAGGCCAAGCTGGCAGGCATCGAGAAAAAGACATCCAGCATCTCTGCCGACTTCGATGGTGATGACGTTGATCGTCAGATGAAGCGCATGAAGAAACGTGTCGACGAACTGTTCGAGATAGTTGAGCAGACCTAGATCAGCCCACTCAGTAGCGTCAGGATTGAAACGACCAATGCCGAACAAGAAAAGAACAGAGCTCGTCTACTGGCACGCCAACTGCGCTGAACATCATGTCGCTTCACTTCGAAGTCGAAGTGCTGCTCAGGCGTCCAATCAGGAATCTTCTGAGTGTACTCAGGACATTTCCGATGCTCCCACAGAGCGTCTTCAGGCAGCTGGAGACCCCGGAACATTAAACAGACGCCTGCCTGTTTGCTAGCGCCTTCGTAGGACTTGAAGAATCCGCATCGTCCACATCGGGCCATGGGCAAAGAATACCCCACTTGAGTCGTGACTCTCAAGTGGGGCCAGGTTTAATCCACGGGATTAATTAGTTACATCAGCCTATCTGATGAAACCAAATCTTTACCACCACCCTTGTGCAGATTAACCCTGAGTTAAAGTGCCTAACCCCCCCACCCGGTGGGAATCGCCCATGCTCACGCCCCGAGATGGGAACAGACGATATGGGTGGGGGGGCCAGGGGGACGTTACTTGCCAGCTGGAGCTGCAGCCACACCCTGAGTAGGAGCGATGGCGTCGTTCAGCATATCGAGAACCTTCATGAGGCCTTCTGGTGGCCCGTCATCACGGGCGACAACCTTGACGTCATACTTGGCACTGTTGTCACTGCTGCGGCTGTTCTCGCTGTGGTTAGCCACAGAGCCATGCACAGTGACCTCGCAAGAGAACAGACCAGCGTTGTACTTGGCCTTGGCTGTAAGGTCAGCCTTGCTGTCGGAAGTGGTCTTGCTCGAGGTGGAGGACTTGACCTCCATGGTGAACCGGACCTCGGCTTCCTTTACTGAGAGAGATGGCGTGTTGATGATGGCGAGCAGGGGTACTTGGAGGTCCACCTTCTCCATCTTCGTGTTGCCAGCAGCATCTTGGACTGGCTTGTTGAAGCCGAAGTCGACGGTGCGAGCTGACAGGTTGCCCTTGCCATCGTCGTTCAGACCGACGTCCTTGATGAAGTCGCTGGATGCCTTAGCGAGCAGGGTCTGAGCGTTACACGCAGCCTTGAGTGGACCACCAATGAGTTGCTCCATTGGAAGGCCACCGAACTGCGATGACATTTGTACGAGGCCGGAATCTGCCATGATGAGCTCCTACGGAAGCAGTTTGATTAGTTGGTCGTCGATTCTTGCATAACCTTCGGGTGGTTCGCTGCCCTTGAAAACCAGCTTGAGTTTAGCAGCATTGCTTTCCTTTTTGAACCACGATGGCTTGGTGGCGCAGGGTCGCACCATCAGCTGACCTTTTTTCTTGTCCGCAGTGAGACCAGAGATCTCCACTGACATCTCAACCTCGAGCGTATCCACCCGTAGGCTCTGACCAGTCGTGAGGGACTGGAGCGGGACCGGAACTCTCTTGTGTACCAGTACTCCATTTTCCCATGTTGGGAGCTCCATGACGACCATGCGAGGTGCATATATGTGTCTTCCGTCGTCATCGGTAATCGGCTCTCCATTCTCATCAACCTTGAGCTCCCAGAACTCCTGGTTCGTAATCGAATCCAGTTCATGACGTTCCGCGATGTCGGTCGCCGCTATAACAGCGGACTGAATGGAGTGGACGATGTCGTCGAGAGAATGATCAGCCATCGGTCGAACCGTATCCATCCTTGGCCCAGCCGCCGCCCTTCAGGACGAAGCTGGTCAGTGCGATTTGCTTCTTCATGTCCTTAGAGCACTTTTCGCAGCTGGGCTTAGGATCACCAAATGCTTGGAGGACTTCGACTCTGACATCACAGTCCTCGCATTTGAATACGTAGAGTGGCATCAGCCTTCGAAGTCAGTGGGAATCTCCAGCTCTTCAGCCGGTTCCTGAGTCTTGGCTTCGCTGGCTCCAGACTCCTTCTGAATCATCAGTGCAGCGAGCTGCTTCAGTAGAGCCTTCATTTCGGGGTCGCCACCATTGGATGCTGCGTTCTGAGCCTGGATTGCCTCGATGAGCTCCTTGTTGGAACCACTGACGTCGACCTTCACATCAACCAGAGGAACGCCATTCTGGTACTGCAGATCACGCTCGTTCTTGGCGTCAACAAACTTGACCGCAAGCATGATTGCATCGTCACCTTGGATGTTCGGTCGTATTGCAGCCTCGTAATCCATGACGCACCATTCACCGTTCGGCTGGACAAGCTTGATGTGCTTCTCCATGCTCTCAATCGTCTTACCGATTTGCTCACGGTACAGTGGCTCATCGACGTAGTTCAGCATGCCCTTGAGAGTCCACTCGGTCTTCTTGAGCTTGCTCCGGTACTGGGCAAACTCCTTCTTGGACTTCTTGTCAATGACGCGGTTCGTCATTTCGTCTTGAAGAATGTCCATCAGGCGCTGTGGCTGGATGATGAACTTGCGTTCGACTTCCTTGCCGGCCTTCTCAGACATCATGAGCTTGTATGGCGATAGGTTGCTTGCGGCTTCGTCGAGTAGCGACATGGGTGCTCCTTATGAGGTGAAATCTTCTTCTGGCTCTGGCAAGTCGTTTGCCTGAGCTCGTTCAACCAAGTCCTTCACTTTCGTCTTCCTCTTACGCTTGGGCTTGGCTTCTTGAACTTCAATAACATTTTCTGGTGCTGGCGTGTTGTCCGTTTCAGTAACGTCGGACTCAAAGGTTGCATCGATCACGGTTGGCTCGTTGAAGTCGCTAGCGATGTCGTGTTCGACGACTGCCTTGGTCTTTGGTGAGAGCGGCAGGTACTTGCATATGCGACGTACAACAGTCTTGCGCCACATCTCCTCGGTGTGCTGCGCCCAAGGGCCTGAGTCAGGACTGCGAGATGACTTGCGAATCTTGTTGATTTGGTCACGTCTCATGACCTCAACCTGATGACCACCATTCTTGAAGTGCGCCACCGCGTATGCCAGTCGAAGAGGGCCTGGGTCACCATCGAAGAACTGCTTGTGATGCAACTTCTTGCCCCCATCCAAATCAAACGAGCACTCGAACTCGTCCTTCTCATACACAACCTCAGCTGTGAAATGAGACACATCCCCAGAACGGAGCACGAGCTCCATCAATCCCGTGTACTCAATCCACAGCTCAGCATCATAGGTTTTCTTTGACTTGTTCCACATCGGAACCAACGAGGCTCGATGCAGAGCTCCACCGGCTACAAGGTCCAGTTCACAGGCCTTAGCCAGCGCCATGTAAACCGAAGTAGGACTGCATTTGACGAGACGCTCGTTCTTTGAGGCCTCAAACATCGCAGTTCGGATGATGCGATCCACATCGGCGCCATCAGGCGCGACACTAATCAGGCTTCCTTTCTTCTTCTCAAGGAAGTCGTTGAGATGTACGAGTCTGTCTCTTGTTGTGATTGCTGTGCTCATGTTGCCTCTTTTACTCGCAAGATGCGATTACCTGGTTTCTCGACGACGAACTCGTCGTAAAGCTTGGGGTGTTTTTCACGGAAGGAGTCCTTGTCGAACACCTTTCTCGGCTTGCTCTGCTTCCAAGTGGCTACACCCGCAATACCACTATCATCACCGATTTTTGCCCTCAGCAGATTTTCCATCTCGCGCCTCTCGACATCGAGATGTTTAATCTGCTTTTTGACCGCAACGAGTTTTTCGTGCAGGTCTTTCTCGGCCACCGTGGCGACTCGAGGCGGTTCATCTTTGACCCTCGGGTTCATCGACGTCAGGACCGCTTTACATGCGTCAGTTGCATCCACATCGGGCGGCACTTCGGCTTCTACATGTTTGCTCCACCACGCTTCAGCGACGTCCAGAATCGCCTCGCCGAGCTGCTTGTCTCGCTCAAGCCTATACACTCTGAAGTCATCGAGACTGAACAGGGTTGCGATGTCCCAGTATGGAGCGTCGAAGATCTCCATGTAGACACGCATCTGAATCTCTACATCGAGTGGTACATCGGTCGTGTGTGAATCTCCCCAGCCGTACCGGAATCGACGTGTCTTTGCATCCATACCGAACCGCACACCGTCCTTCTCGACCAAGCGATCAGGTGTACCGAAAATGCGTGGCCGAGTGGGATGCCATGTCAGTCCCTCTTCCCAGAGCTTGCAACCTTCCCCAAGATGGAGCTCGTAAAATTCACAGACATACTTTTCCATCACTCGGCCACGCAATAAAATCGCGTTGTCAATGTCGTCAGTCGAATACAGACCCGTCTTTTCGGACCAAAGCTTGAACAAGCTATTTTCGAATGAGCCAACCTTTTCTGACTCGTCAGCTCCCGCCATCATGATGGCGGCGATGTCCGTCCCACCGAGGCCTTTGCGGCGCTCGGCTAACCACGCTTCTCGTTCTTCTTGATCCATATGTTCCTCTCTTTTGGTGAGAGTACTGAGTATCACAATGTGTGTCAACCGGCCACACCCACATGTAGACAAAACACAACGATTCCGATACTCTGCTTTTCAAAGGTGTGTCGCATGGTCATATCCGAGTACAGAAAAAGTTTGCCGGGTCGCAGTACTCGCGTGAGTTTCGTTACGTGGCTCAACGGTGAGCTGATTCATTTCGATATGAAGATCAGTATCGGGTACCTGAGGGATCTCGAGTATGGGCGCAAAACACCATCTCTGCCTCTCGCGATCGGAATTGAACGAGCGACTGGCGGTATCGTCTCAGTAAGAGAATGGCCGGGGTTGTCCCCTCGGCTACGTTTATGATTGGAGCAAACATGAGTTTGAAAGACAAAGTACAAGCGATCCGCCAGGCCCGTAAGCCCGGTCGTTTCATCATCCCTGGCTACGACAGCAACGACGTCTTGAACACGTTGTTCAACTACGTAGATGAACTCGAGTCTGGTGCGTCAGAGGTGGAGTCTTTGCGTGTCAAGGTCGGCATCCTTGAGGCCAAGATCGAAGCTGGACCGGACAAGAAGTTCGGCACTAAGGATGACAAGGTGACGCTGACTAAGGCAAAGAAAGCGCCTGCCAAGCGCAAGCCTGCAGCGAAGAAGGCGCCAGCGAAGAAGAAGGCGCCAGCGAAGAAGAAGCCAGCTGCAAAGAAGTAGCGGCTACATCTCAGTTTCGTCAGACGTCGACAGTAGTAGCTGCAAGGCTACTTCTGTCTGCGCCTTTTTGATGTGGTCTTCAACGACATCCTCGACGTGACTGTGCAAGATTGAGCTCACGACACACTCTCCATCCTCGTCAATCACTTGGATGGAGGTGTCGTCTGTCTCGACGTGCCAAGGCTGTGGCTGCTGCCACTGGTCTCGAATGCTTTTGAGTTCTGACTTCATCATACAAGTAGTTTACGCGAACCGATTCCTCTGTGTGGAATAACGACCCGCTCTGACCAGTCGTTGATGAGCTCAATCATCGCCGTGTTGGCAGAGTCGTTGCAGTGCATCCCGAACGACTTCTCCTTCAACACACACGTCGGCCACATCAAATCAACGACACGGTACAGTTGTCTGCGTATTGAATCAGTCATCAGCATGGCTTTGTAAGGCGTGATGTGAATCCATGCGTACAGTTTGTCGAGCTGGGATTCATCAAACGTATGTCCGTCGTCGATCAGATCAGCCAAAATGTCTTGCACCTTGTGCCTCATAATCATGGCGTCTTCACAGTGTTCCCAATCCACCGTGAAGCCACGATTGATGAAGTAATCAATACCGAACCCCAACACAGATGAGTAGGAGCCAGTTTCAATAAACTGCTTCACTCTGTTGGCCTCAGCGACCATTTGGAAGTCTATGCTTCCAGGATACGCTTTGACCTTCGAGTTCCCTTTTTGGCGCTTTATAAGGTCTTTGTCTTCCTCAGTGAGGTATCGGTCTATCTTTCGGTTTGTCATCTCTGCTGCTAATCGGCTCATCTCAGTTCTCATTGGTGTTTTGATTGTCTACGACAACTTCGGGTTTGTTCATCGGAACGACATTCTCAGGCTCTGCTTGGACCCACACGTACTTACGATCGCCGTATACTCTGCGCCTGACTCTCTCGTACCCGAGCTGACGCATGATGTCGCCGACGCGCATCTCTGATGCCCTGCTCATCTGGTATCGATCCAGTTTGAGTGCGTTCTCCATTAAGTCGGTCGTCGATAAGTTGGCACCGTTGGCTCGTATGTATCGTTCGATGACTTCTTGCCATGGGTCAAACTGGCGGAACTCTGCTGACTGCTCGTTGAGCTCGGCTTGCGAGTCATTCTCAAGATACCAACGCTCACCGTTTTTGTAGGCCACCACCGCTTCTGCCCACAGCTGAGCACGGTTCTTGGTAGTCCACTCGGGATCGATAGTACCCACCTGAATCGGCCAGTATCGACGTGAACCAGTTTCATCGGTGATGAACTCGGCCTTGTTGGTTGTCCCACAGAATACCGTGTGTCTCTTCCACGTCACTGCGTTGTGACCGTAAGGAGGACGGAACGTGTCCTCTTGAGCTGACAGGAATGCCTTGGTACTGGAGTTACGAGCCCGTCTAATAGAGTCCAGCTCGGCAACCTCGTAAATCCACGCACGGTGAATCTGCATGTAGGCATTCGTCGAGCCGATGTCCATGGGCGTGTCACAGAAGTACTCAGGAGACGCGAGGATGCGGAATGTCGTGCTCTTGCGTGCGCCTTGGGGTCCAACAAGGATGAGAACGCAGTCGGCCTTGCAGCCGGGTTCCATGGCTCGTGCGATGCACTGCACAAGCCACCTTCGTCCAATTTCTCGAGTCAGCTTGGTATCTTGAGCTCCACACGCACGAACGAGCCACTCATCCATGCGAGATACACCGTCCCAGGTAGTTTCACCAAGCCAATCAATCAGCGGGTTCTTGCCGTTGACCTCGGCGATGTAGTTGACCGACTCAATGATTGATTGAGTCGTGAACTTCGCATTGTAGTGCTCCTTCATCCAAATCTTGATGCGGGTGTAGTCCGTGTCCTTCAGTGGTCGGTCTTGGTAGTAGTTGGTGTTGCTGAACTCATTGAGCCACACCTTTTTCTTCCACCGCTTGTCGCGATCAAGAATCGTTAAAAGATTCGAGACCGTCGGAGCTACTTTCTGAGTGCCATCTTTGTTGGTCTGCATCTCGAGTAGGTTCAGTACACGACCATCGACGCCGTCTTGACCACTCTTTGAGTGTGCTTCTTCGGCCATCTTCAACAGATCAGTCAGACGTGGCGAGCCCTGTTTACCATCAATCACCGCGTCCAAATCAAGCATCCGTGCCTCCAACAAGATTTTCAAGAGGGATCCTGTAAGAGGTCCGGTCACCGAGTTGCAATTGAATCGTCTTGGCGTACTCCCGACCCTGCTCATCTGGGTCAGTCCCTATATAAATCTTTAGGCTTTTGGGAATCTTTAGTTTCGAAATAGAACTGAATGATCCTGACGTACCGCCGAGAACCGCTAAATTAATGTCTAGATCCTCAACCTCTGCAGAACACTTGAGGAAATCCGTCAGGCCCTCGACGAACAACACTCCGTCTAAATCGACCGCTAGACCCTTCATCATCTTGACTGCGTAGCGATTGGGCATGAAGAGGCCTTTGGCTTCGAAACCTTTAGGCCACAGCGTCTTTGGTGCAGGGTCGCACGGTTTGATTGCTCGACCATGAAGGCTCACGAAGTTGCCGAGCTCATCGAAGGCGGGGACCACGAGCCTCCACATGGCTGTTCTGCCAGCAGGCCACCAACCTGGCCATTGATACTTGCTGCGCTCAGGAGTGACCCTGACTACTCCCGACTTGGCTAAGGCCTTCATGTTCAGGTTTCTGCTCTGCAAAAATGAAACACACTCATCGTTCGGTGGCAGCTGATGCAACTGCAGAGACGACGCCCAGAGGCTCTTGATTTGATGATGTGGTGGGCGCTCACCCCTCAGCTTCGGTGGCTCACTGGTGATGTTTGCGCCATCGCTGATCTCACCTTCGAACCAAACTCGGACTTTGGTTTTCATGTCAGGCGTCAGCTCAGCAAACTTTGACCCACCGAGGCAATACGAGACCAGATCAATCCCTGAACCTTTGGCGCCACAGCGATGACACTGCCAGCCTTTGTTGTCCGTTCGTATGCCAATAGTGCCTCGCTTGTCTTTCGAGCCACGCTCGACAGCAGCACAGTTCGGGCAAGGTCCAATCGAGTTGGACTTCATGAGTTTTAGGTTGAGTCGTCTAGCTACTTCTACTACTGCAATACGCTCAGCGTCGTGTATCCACACGGCAAGCTCCATCTATCTAGGGGGAAGGTTGATTAGAACACAATCAGGTGCGTTCGATTTTCCACTTGAGCTTGCCGTCGCATTCGATCAACAAGGTCATCTTTACACCGGCTCTTTGGTACGCCTCCGATGCGTACCTAGCCAGAAGATTGACTGAGATCGAGTTGCGTTCGCCCTTGAGCGCATGCCACAAGTGAGTGTGGGATACGCCGAGAATGCGTCCGACTTCACGATATGAGTCGCCCAGCTCATTGAACAATGCTTGCAGAGCAGGCTTAGTATCAATTTTGAATTTGGATTCTACTTCCTGTTGTTTGACTGACATGTGGTGTCTCCTATTGGTGTAGCAACAATAGTGAACGGTCTTGGTTCTGTCAAAGACACTCACTACATTTAGTGATTGTCCGTGTTTGTTCAACGGACTAAGGTTTGGTAGAATACGATGTCTTCGCTGGGAGTATCTGATGGCACTGACGGTAACTGGGTTCTCGAACAACTCTTTGAGCTACAAGATCGCCTCTGAGTCAGACGCAAGTGACTCGCTGAGCTCCGACATTTTTGGTGGTGGTGGAACGCTCTACGCGATTGATTTTGATAACCAGTCCGGTAACTCCGCCTTCTTGAAACTGTATTTGCGATCAGGGACCGTCACTGCTGGTGGAAACTCTGGTTCCGAGCCCGACATAATGTTCAAGCTCGCAGCAAACAAAGCAACTACAATTCAACTCCCAGCAGGTCTTGCGTTTACTCAACTGTCTTTTTGGGTGACAGACGCTGCAGCAACAAGCGACACGGGCGATCCTGGCACCGTAGTCCTCACCTTCCTTTGCGCTTGAGGTAAGCATGGCCGTAACTACTACGACTGCATCCAACCCATTGGTGACCACTATTGTGGTCGATGCCGACGCAGACTTGACTGTTGAGGCTGTTGCCTCTGGCAATAAGACTGTCTATGCGGTTGAAATCACCAACCCAAACACAGCAGATGCGGTGTACTTGCACATCAAGGAAGACACCTCAGCGACACAGACATCTCAGCATGACCATCAGCTCTACTGCCCAGCAAACACAACTTGCTACTACTACTTCCCTACGGGTATCGAAACTTCGTCAGGTATCATGATGTATGCCTCGACAACCCCTGGTGGTGGCGCGAGTGCGGTAGCGCCCGAGCAAGCGGTCACAGTCACGTTCGGATTCACAGCTCGATAGCTAGACCAGACAGTCAGCTGCGCCTTGTACAGCGTGCAGCTTCCTGTTTGTCCGGTTGGGTCCGTCTCCGTAGTATAGCAATCCGCGCTGCCTAAGGTTCGACACCGCGTCGTACACGGCGTTGAACACCTTCTTGCGTGTGCCAGTGCCATGGTACAGATCATCAACGATACTGTTGACGGTCTCCTCCCCTGGCTCTGAGAGGACGTAGGTGAGCACGGTGCCTCGCATCGAGCTCCTCTTCACAGTGGTAGTCATGAACATATGGTTCCCTTTGATTTAATGTTGATGCCGCCAGTCAATGCCGCATACATCCTGAAGTACTCGGCTTCTGACATGTCTCCCCAGTCTACTATGCGAGGCTTGAGCAATGAGTCACAGCCATCTTCCGGTATGAACGGCGTCTCAATGTCGTTGAGGGAGCCACACATCAGAGCTTTGTGCTCGTAACCCAACTCCATAATCAACCGGACAAACTTCAAAAACGATAGGTCGGTGTTGTTTCTGTCGAACACGACCCTCTCGTCCAAAGTTCGTGGGTCGCTTGTGCCATCCCAATCTTTCATGAAGTAGACTCGGACGTTCATAAAGTTCTGTCCGGACTCACATCCCGGTTCCAGAACCAACATGTTTTTGTTGCTTTCTCGAACCACCTTCCAGAGGTTGGCAGTCAGCTTTTCGATGTTCAGTGTTCTGTAGTCAAGTTGTGTTTGTGTGGCGTCAGCCATGATGTTTTCTCTTGTTTGAGTTGTCGAAGCAGGGTTGCTTCACAATGGAGTACTCAGTCACTAGATGAGCTCCGACATGGCTTCTCAAAAAAACTGGGGCGGATGGACTCGAACCACCAACTTCCTGGGTAACAACCAGGCGTTCTGCCAATTGAACTACACCCCATGATTTCTAGAACGGTCCAGTGCCAGCCGGTCAACAGCTGAGCGGTAACGCACTTCGTCGATCTCAGCTCCGATGTATCGCCTGCCAGTACGCTGGCAAGCACGACCAACACTGCAAAGCCCAGCGTAGACATCCAGTACGAGGTCACCGGGGTTCGACCACACTTCAATCATGTTGGCCTGATACCCAATCGGCTTCTCACTGTGCGCGAGCGCCTCTCCACCCCTCCTCCTACCGAGTCCTCGGTGCTGCTCAGAGACGTGTGTCGAGCGCAGCAGCTTAGTGTTGCACGGCTTGGCCTTACCCTTCTTGTAGATGAGGATGGGCTCGGCGTTGCCCCTCCAGTGGAATCCACTGCCAGGAGCTCCGGTCTTAGCCCATGCACCGCCGGTCACGTAGGTCCACTGGATGTTCTCGGGGGTAGCCACCGCCATCCACTCCGCCAGTAGCGGGAACGTGGCCCACACGACCATGTAGGCATCGTCCGCAGCACACTCATAGGAACTGCGGACGTGCCTTACGATGTCATGCATCGTCAAGCATGGATAGTGGCTTGCTGCACTGCGAGTCTTGTCGCCACTGTTACTGTATGTCCACGGCGGGTCTACAAAAACCATACGAGCACCACGAACCTCATCGAAGAGCTCATCGATCCCGCAGTTACGCAGGTCAATGCCCTCCGGTTGAACTGGTTCAGGTACAGATACCAGTGACAACTGCTCCATTAGAACGGAATCTCGTCTTCGTTGTAGCTTGAGCCACCAGCTGGACGAGCTGGAGCTCGCTCACCCATACCATTCTGTGGTTTGCTCATGAACTCGACGCGATTCGAGATAATCTCGATGCTCTTGCGCTTGTTTCCTTCCTTGTCCTCGTAATCGCTGACACGAAGCCTACCTTCGACCAAAACCTTAGACCCCTTGTCCAAAAATCGCTCGCAGTTCTCCGCTTCCTTGCCGAACACGACCACTCGGTGCCACTGAGTCTCGTCAACGTACTCACCGTCGCGCTTTACACGCTCATTCGTGGCCACGCTGAAGTTGCCAACCTTCATTCCGCCCTTTGTTTCACGGATCTCCGGCTTCTGCCCAAGATTCCCAGCCAATATTACTTTGTTCATTCTTTTTCCCATCGGAACTTTTGTTGTGTTGGATGTAAGTCGACTCGAGGTCTGCTTTTCCTAGACCAAGAGCCTCCTGTTGTCTCTCCGATGAGCTTCCAACCTGCTCCTCGTAGAGATGCCCCTCCCTCTTGTGGGAGGGTGTACGTTACGCACTTGCGATACCCCATGGCACGAGCGACTCTCCAAGCTGCGCCATACAGAGCTGAGCAAGCGTTCGGACATCCGTCCGTGGCCACTCGATTGACCTCTACGGTCCAGCCATCGTCCAGCATTCGATTGACAGGTCTGCCCACCATGGCGACACCACGAATCTTCTCGTCCTCATCGGCCACACCGATACAGAACTTGCAGCCTCTGCTGGGCTGATGATGCCGGTGATGCTCATCCACGTAGGCACATGCCTCACGGAACGTCAGGGGCACAATCGTCAGCTTGACTTGGTTCTCCCTTTTCATGTGTTCAACTCACACCCTCTGGTGCATGACCATCGACTGCCTCTTGAATCATCGCGGATACATCAGTGAGGATGAGCTCCGCCGTCATCATGACGTAGCCACAGTCCACGCACTTCCGGTTGCGTGCCACGAAATCACAGGTGTACCAGTCGACAACTCGAGCCACTCGTTTGACCTCAGCTCCACGCCCTGGTTTATTCATCGTCCGCGTCGAGACCACGCTAGTCTTCCCTCCGCACTTACTACAGTTCATCTGGGACTACCCTCGACACTCTCCGAACGTCGCACCCCAGTCCTCTGTAGAATCGATCACGCTTCCTGTGCATCCCGAAGAACGGCCCAAACGTATCGACAAAGTCAATCACGAGTGGTGTCTTCTTGTTGTCCGCACGTCGCATGATGCGTCCGATACGCTGCTGAATCCTGCCCATCGACTTGGTCGGCGTGGTCAGTATCAGGGTGTCCAAACCCGGAAGGTCCAGGCCCTCATCAGCAACCGTCGTGGCAAACACGGCCTTGATCTCTCTGGCGTCCGCGAGCTCAAGCACTTCACGTCGCTGCTTCTTCGACATCGTCCCAACCAACGTCGCTGAGCTGATGCCTTGTTCTGCCATCCGTTCGGCCAACTCTTGGCAATGCTTGACCCTATCACTCAACACCAACACTTGGCGTCCTTCTGCAACAAACCGTTTCACAAGCCTTTCGATGCGTGCATTACGGTCTTCATCCTCCACCATCTCCTTGATCCACTTCTGCCAGTCTGCCTTCTGATTCATTGGCGACCACTGTGTCGCGTAGAACTGAACCACCGGAGCCAACACATTGCCGCTCTTGATGAGGTCAGTCGTGTGAATCTCCTTCACAGCTGCACCGAAGTGCCAGTACATGATGTCGCTCAACCCATCGGGCCTGTCAGGCGTGGCGGTCAGAGCCAGTCTCGCCTCTGCTGGCATGCCGAACATGACTGCACTGAACGTAGATGCAGGAACGTGGTGGGCTTCATCGACGATGCAGAGTCCGAACTGCTTGCCGAACTCAAGGAGCTCATCGAATCTCATGCGTGCCAACGTCTGGAAGCTGGCGATGACGATGTCACCCGTGTCGTCTTTCCTTCCGTTGCCGTAGAATGTGACGCTCGCCTCGGAGTGGCGGTTGGTCAACTGGGCCTCGATACGCTCCTTCCACTGATTTGCAAGGTCAGCGGTATGCACGAGCACAATCGTCTTTACGCCCCTGCACTTCGTGATTGCACCCAAGCCCATCATCGTCTTGCCTGCTCCACATGGGGCAACGATGATGCCGTTGTAGTTTGCAGCAACCCAGCGGTTGACCGCATCCTCCTGGTACTCCCGCAAAGAGATGCCGTCGACGAACCGATATGAAACAGCATCGGTGGTCTTGGTGGTTCTGACGTGAACATCGAACTCGTATGAACTGATGTCGATGCCTCGAGGAATCATCAGACCACCACCCCACTTGTGCCAGAAAGGAATCGTCTGACATGCGAACACATGCGTATCGGGGATGTCGACCCACTTGCCCTTGTCGCGGAGCGACTGAGCTTGGGCGTAGGCAGGATTGTTGCACCTGTACTTACGCTGAATCTTCTTCAGGTGAGGACTCGATGGCGGTATGAAATACCCGCCGCTCTTCACGCATGCATTCGTTGTCATTGTTCTCTCTGTGTTGGTGTAAGAAGTATACTACATTTTGTGTAGTGAGGCATCTATTCGACCCACGACATGCCTCCCTGCTCGCTCTCCAGAATGTCCAACCCTTGGTCTAAACTGCCTGCTCTTCGATGTAGAACATCCAGGCCCCTTCGTCTGAGTCCCACTCCACCATGCGCTCGATGCCATTGTCATCGAGGAAGAAGGTCATGGTTGGACCGAACACGAGCTCACGCTCATCCTCTTCCTCAGTCCCTTCAATCATGTTGATGAAGCGTACCTTCTCCTTCTTCCGATCCGGTGAGCCATCCGTGAAGTCAGACATCTCGTTCGATTCAGGCCAAGGCAAGTCATCGTCAGGGTCGAGCTGCTCCTGCGACTTGTTGTCTTGTGCCTCCCGCTCCGAGAGCTTGGGCAGCGCAACAGCTGTGTCGACCTTCACTTCAGGCTCAGCCTCAGGCTCAACGAACTGAGCTCGCTTGCGGAGCACGACGTTGTCCGAGTTCACGGTGACCGGCTCATCACTGAAGAACGAGTCGTCCTCAGGTACCCAACCGTACACACCCTTCCGCATGCGCTTCTTCCAGCCCAAGGCTTTCATCGTCGCACCAATCGCGAGCTTCACCTTGTGCTGCACACCCTTGTCATCCTCGGGTCGAGCCAAGTCGTTGGCGATGAAGTCGTAGAAGCGAAGCGCGAGCTCGAGCGTCGAGATGTGGATGTCGTCCCTTGTCAGAGCATCCTCACCCGTGGTCATCGCATCGATCATCATGGCGTCAGGCTTCACACCTGGCGTGCCCTTCTTCGAAGGCTTCTCTTCGACTGTGTCGTCGAAGTTATCCGTCACCCAGTCTGTGTCCTCCACGACTGGTGACTCCATCTCGACGACCTCTTCGTCGTCAGGCTCTTCGTCGATGAACTGCACCGGCTCCTGAGCTGAGGCAGGCTCCTCAATTTCCGTGATCTCCTGACCAGCAATGTCTCCGTACTGCTTGGATGCGGCGAGCAGTCCCAGCTCAACATCCTCCAAGCTCACGACCTTTTGGTATTGGCCTGCCATATAAACCATGACATCAGCCAGCTGACGCTTCGTGACGTGACGGCCATCGCGGCCCAAGAGGAATTGACCCTCCATGTGGTAGAAGCGACCCGCCAGCTTATGGTCCAAGCGTGCTGCTAGGAATACACTTCGTACCCCGAGAGCTCCGCTGATCTTTGCAGTATTATCCTGCGACATTTCACACCTCCCTGTGTGTTTGGTTCTGTTGACTCACCTTGGACTTCAAGTCTCCGGCGAGGATGAATCGAATCTCGTTGAGCAGGCTGTAGTTCATTGAGCAGACTGCGTATGACTTGAGCCTGAGGTAGTGTTCACCCATGACCATCATGCCGGCAGCAAGACCCAGCGGATGCTCAAGGTCAATGGTCACAGCCTCCCACGGCACCGGCATGCTCGTGCCTTCGTCATCAATGATGAGGCAGTGCGTGGCATGGTCCTCTCCCCATGGGCGGACGGTGAGTACCTGGTTGTTCTTCTCGACCCAACCAACAGGTGCATGGTTCGGTCGGATACGCACCGGCGTGCCGACAATCACGTCGAGCTCAGCCAGTGATGGGATAACGTTGAGCCAAGTCATTGCTTGCCCTCCTCTTCGCGTTGACGCTTCAGGGTTACGTGGTTGAAGCGATGCTCGGCCTTGCGGGCGAGAATCCAGTACCTCTGGACCTGCGCCTCCTTCATGACCTTGCGTGGTTCGTACCCCTCAGACTCCAGCTGAGCCCAAGGGATGGTCTTGCGGTGGAATCGCTCGTCACTCAGATCCATCACTCACCTCCATGATGTTTGAAGTGTGTTCCGATTTGCGATGCCACGACTTTTTTGTTTTTGTCGTAGATGTAGATGGCCATCTTCGGTTGTTTTTGGGCACGAAAAGTTTCTTTCTGTATCTTCAATGCTTCATGCAAAGACACATTTTCGATCCAACGGTCTTGGCCAAGGGTGGTCTTCCAGAAGTATTTCTTGATGTGAACGTCATACTTTTCGATTTCTTCCTCGTCACTCAGGTCCATCACAGTACGTCCTTCCGAACACGAAGCACAGCCTCGACCTCGAGTGTGTTCTTCATTCGCTGCCACTCTTCATCACGAGCCTTCGCATTGGCGTCAGCCGTTCTGTTCTCTGCTTGGTTCCACTCCTGCAGTAGCTTCAACGCTGCTTCAAGTTCGTCCCTGTGGGCGAGTTGGGTGCCGCTTTGATCTTGTAGTGTCTCCTCAACCATACGAAACCAAGACCGGGCAGTGATCAACAGTTCTTTGAGTTGTTCGTCAGTCATTACGCCTCCGCAGGAACGACGGTCTTGGCCATCTTGTGGAACAGCTCAGCCTTCTTGGTCAGACTCAGCAGAGCCATCGCCACCTGGACATCGCCCCCGGCGAAGGCCAAGGCCTCCTCGCACCAGTCACCGTCAGCCATTGGCTGGTCTTTCTCAGCCACGTACTGGATGAACTGCTCCCAGAGCTCAACGGTCGACATGTTTCTCAGGTCCTTATCCATTGCTCACCTCCTTCAGGTCGTATGGGTACACGGTTCCGCCCGTGCATGAGGGGATGGGGTTCTCAAGCTGGGTGGTGTCGACGGGGCGGTTATCCTCGTCGAAGCCAAGCAGCCCGTTGTTGATAGCAGTCTGCACGATGAACTCGTCGTCCCACTGGAAGGAGTGCGGCCTGAGCTCATCCGCGAACTCGGGCAGGCACTTCATCTTGTTGAACAGCAGGTGGGTGCAGAAGTACCAGGCGTCCCGCTCATCGTCGTCGGTGTAGCCGTAGTCACCCAGCACCGAGGGCTTCTTGGTCTGACCATCACGGACGCCCTCGTGCTTGTCCGCTGTGTACCAACCGTCGTACACCCGGTGGGCCAGGTCCTTGTCGTAGCAGAAGAACATCGGGATGATCTTGCGTTGGTACTCGACCGCGAATGCGACGTGCGGGATTATCTTCTCAATCTTCAATGGCATGGTTGCCTCTCTGTGTTTGGTGTTTTCGTAGAGTATCTAAGATACGCCTTGGGTGCAATGACCCTTGGCGTGGAGGTTCTGAGCTTTCACAATCTTCTCCGACGTGGTCTCGTACTCCTGGACCTCGACGACGGTAGCCTCGTTCTCGACCCAGTACACATCTCTGTGACGTCCGATTTCATGGTGCAAGCTGGGGTCCTTGAACGCTTCAGTTGAATGCTCCAGCCACCAATCGAACTCTTCGGTGGCAACCTTCTTGCGCTCCTCGCGGGTCAGTTCCACTGGCGTGTTATCGAAGGAGTCGACCACCTTGAGAATCTCAAGGCTGTCGTTGTCCCTGTCGTAGTGCCCCTCGATGTTGATCTCCATCTCATCGTCGAAGCCCTTGTCGTTCGTGAACGGTCGGTAGATTGTCATGTACACGTCCATCACTCACCTCCCTTGGCTTTGGTGATGGCACATCGAAGTTCAATCAAAACTCCGCTGATCTCATCAATGGTGTACTGTCCGGTTTGAAGAGCCTGAAGATCCTCAAGGGCGTGTGTGGCTGCAGCCAACAAGTCAGGCGCTGCCTTGAACAGGCGGTAGCCCTCGTCGCCCAGAGCGAACCGTTGGTTGGCCTCTTCGCGTTCGTTCAGTTGTTTCTCGTATCTACTGATTCCCATCACTCACCTCCTTGTGGTGGCCAATCGTCTGGAAAGGGAAGCGGACCAGGCAGCGGGATGCCGTCCTCGTCGAGCTCCTGCTTGAAGCTTTCGTTGTTGTGTACCCAGAAGTAGACTCCGTCTGAGTCCTTACCGATGTTGGGGTTCTGGTCTGGGTGCGATCCAAATGCACGACCAGTGTGCTGCTGCTCTTTGAGCACACGACCATCCGACAGGAGTATGTCGCCGCTGGCTCCATTCGTGCAGGTCCATTGCAGAACGGTCACACCGTCCGTATCAATGAACCAACACCCATGAATCTGAGGCTCGTCGTTCCATTTGTTGTCGTAGTGGTACTTCATCACTCACCTCCTTCGGTCTCGACGACGTGCAGACCAGGAACCTCGACCTCGTCATCGAACTTCTCGACTGAAAACCCGAGCCTGTTCAGCAGACGATCCAACATGTCGTCGCAGTCCATGCCATCCAGCACTTCTACCAAGGCAAGCTCCAGATCTCTAGCGCCGTCTGCGTCCAACCAATCGTTCTTCTCTTCCAGGAACCCCAGCACCTGCTTGGCGACAAAGCTCTCGTCGCCTTCTTGGCCATACTTGTCGAGCATCAACCGCAGCGCAACGATCGCGATGTCCCGATCTTGCTCGGCGTTTACACCAAAGTCCACGTCAGTACGCATGTCGTTGGCGTGGACGCAATCAGAGCAGTAGAAGTCGCCATCCGAAACCATCCCGTCGCGGGTTGGAGCATACGCCCCACACATCGCGCAGTCACTGCCATCCCGAGCAGGACCAAAGGTGTGGACGTAGGACTCATCA